TCATTTATCAATTTTTCTAATTAGTTCAAATGCTTCAGCGGCTTTAAATCCAGATACAGAACCCCACCTTCCTGCAACATATTTGATATTTTTAGATGAACGAGGGTGAGGAAATTTTCTTATTTCATTTACAAATAATTCCATAGCCTTAATTTTTATGATATTTTTAAGGGCTAAATTTTTAGCAATATCTTTGACGTCTTCGTCAACCTTGTCCATCATTCGCTCCATATTCGCCATGAGAGATTTTTTCGATCGTACCTTTTTTTGTTTGGCACTTTTCTTTGATGAAACAGTGGATGCTGTAGCAGTTTCGCTAGCAGATTCCTCCTCTTGTGTTTCTTCTTCCGCTTCTTCTTCATTTGTTTCTTCTACCACTTCTGTAGACTCTTCTTCAACCTGTTCTTCTTCCTCGCTAGCTACTTCCTCTTCTGCAACAGTTTCTTCTTCCTGCGAAACCACCTCCTCTTCTTCAGAAGTTGTCGGTACAAAAGAAGATTCGACCTCCTCTGTTTCTTCATAAATTTCCTCCTCCATAGCCTCTTCTTCTATTACAGGTTCTTCGAATACTTCTTCTTCAAAAGAAGCCTCTTCTTCTATTTCCATAGAGAATGTTACAGGATCCTCTGTAAGGACGCTAACTTCCTCAGCAAAAATTTCTTCTAGTTCTGCAAAAGTTGTTTCTATGCTAGTAAGAGCTGTTTGTGATGCAGTTGATATTGTAACATAGTCTTCACTATCAAAAGTCATTAATAATTTTGCTCCTAATAAGTTAGGACCTCGTTGATTAGCATGGGTTGACGTTGAACCTGAGCCATCGACACCATTCCAGGACCATTCGTACTTTCTAGCTCCTCTACCTGTATAAATTAATTGGTTGGTGAAAGTTTCTGAGTTGGCATAGTAACCTGCATCATTTGTTCTTGTCTGAGTTACAGCTGCTAGTTCCTCGTCACTACTATCTAGTATCCTGACTTTAACGGTATAGCTATCCACGGCTCCAGTGCTGTCACCGCAACGAAAGGCCGAACCGGACCATTCACAATTTTGCATGTCGATGGTGCTATCTAATGTGATGCCATTATCAAGTTTATCGACTGTAGAAGTAATGGTATCACTAGACGTTTGACCGGTGCCAGCTATACCTACCAGTGTTGCTGTAGAAGTAATTTTTAAATCATGTGCGGCTTCCACCGCTTTATCATAATTGAAAAATGCACCACATCCACCATTTTGACCATTGGCTGTATCGCAGGTTATGGCAAAACCATCCAGAGTAGTGTTGTTGCTCATGGTGGTATCTGAAGTATTGTCGGATATCACTGGAGTCGTTCCGCTATTATAAGAGCTGACTGAATTGCCAGCATTAGGTAGAATGTTTCCAGTGACTACGTTTTCTGCTTTAACGGCATTAGCAAAACAACTTGCTAGTGCATAGCAACAGACAAAAAGGATTACGATCGCTTTAATTTTTATTTTGGTGTAGTCCATGAGACCTTCTTATTAATAGATGTGTCTGCTGGAAGGGGTTTAGTATCTATAACAGGTTTAACTTTTTCTCTTAATTTCATACGCTTAACGTATGCTTTATAATCGGGTCTTTCAAAGTCATACTTATTCCATAAAGCTTGAGCAGCTTTACCAATTTTTCCATCGATAGGACAGGGTGTTCCTGCTTGAATCATACTTTCAAAAACTCTTTCATCCTGGCAGAGTATTGCAACGGCTGCTACTTTCATACCAAAGTCGTTTAAAATCCTAGCTAGTTTAAGTCGTTCACAATTTTTGTCAATAAAATGTTTTCCACCGGATACTCCAAGTCCAAAAGTTTGTATTCCTGCGGATGCACCTACGGCGCAGACATCTTGTGTCATAGAATTATAAGAAGGTGCTCCTGCTGTTGGTGGAGCGGATCTTATATTAGAAGTTGTTGAATTCGTCGTGTTTGAAGTTGATTCACTTCCTGATTGGTAAGTTGTACTAGACTCATATCCACCTTCGATAGCGGTATTAGATCCAGAAACGTTAGACTGGGTGGATCCTGCTATCGCTTTTGTTGAACACACCAATAGTGTCAGTATTAAAAATGCATGTAAATACTTCATCAAATTCCATATACTCCTAAGTACAGTTGTTTTTGTCTAAATCAATCGGTTTGTCGCCCTGAAAGAACCATACATAAGACGAGATTTTCGTTCCATCTTGTGTATAGGTACATTTTTTGCCTACCGAGCAGGCGCTTAATGCAAATAATAATGCAAGAACTAAATATAATTTATTCATTTGGCTCCTCTGTTTTTTCTTCTTCGTCTTTTGTTTGACAACATGTACCTGATTTTTCTTTTTCTTTGGTATGCATATTGCAAGTTTTTGTTTCGTCTATTGGCATGATAAACATTCGTCATTATTTACTGTAATTCCTTGGGGATTACAATTACATTTTTCGCATGCACATATACCATTAGAATCTGAATGTTCACCTACATTACAGTGGCAATCGCATAAACAACTTTTACACTTTGTCATTTGTGTTTAAATAGTCCCATACTTTTTTAAATTTTGTTTTTATCCATTTTATCATTTTTAGTCTCCTCAATGCCGTAAAAATACTTATCAGTATCTTCTGTTTTCCATTTACTACTATCTTCTACATTCCATTCGGAAGTTTGTACCTTCCAATCAAAAGGGATTTCATCCTTCACCGTGAACGATGGAATACTCCAGATTAATCTATTATTTGGCTGAGCCGCATAGTTGCCATCCTCCAAAGCAAGTATATGAGCGCACTTATGTTCGTGCGGGATTTCCGAATGATCTGTATCTACTATATTACTCTCTGGGTGAGCCCAGTCAACCGTGAAAAGGTACGCACCTGAGCGCCACTTTTTATCTTTACCTAGGTATTTACCGGACTGACCGTCCAAGACATCAAAAGAAGTAATGCTAGGATAATAACTAAAGCAATTCCATAGCTCCAACTCATCAAGTCGCAGCCGAGGAACCTCACTTGTCTTAAACCCTCTTTGTATGAATGCAGAGATTGGCAAACGGTAGAATACAGCCCCATTTTCCATAATTGCGTGAAAGAGTACAGGACGCCCTGTAATCGATGCAACCCCAAAAAGTATGCAGTCTTCCACTTCTCCATGGTGTTCTTTAAGATCATAGAGATATTCTCTCCGGATCTGTGCATAGATCACAGGAATGTTCGCGTTTAAATAAGCCATTCAACATATAGTCCTAGGTTGCTAAAAAATAAATGGCAACAATTACTACCACAACAGCGGCAGATATTTTTGGATTAGCTTTTGCTAATGTCCAAAGTTGTTTCACTTTTTCCATAGTTCCTCCTAGTTTACTCAGGTTTAATATTACCCCAATTGGGTCCTGATTCATAGTCTACTTTATTGGGGATTTCAAGTATAATTGCTTTTTCCATTATATCTTTTATCTTTCTAGCTTGCTTTTTATCTATTATAGAAATGCATAATTCATCGTGAATTTGAATGTGAGGTAAAATGCCATTCCTGTATAACAACACCATTGCTTTTTTAGTCATGTCCGCAGCAGACCCCTGTATCAATCTATTTAAAGCTTTATAAGTAAAGGCCGAAGTAAAATAATTATCAAAGTATTGCTCTCTTTCCTTTTCCGTGTGTTTCTCTATTTTTTTCTTAGACTTTGAGTTAAATAATTTTTTAAACTCTTTGTCTGCTTGTTCTTTGGTGAAGAGTTTAGGAGTTACCCTTCCTCCTTCATAAGAAATTGTACCATTTTTGTTTTTAATTTCTTTAGCTTCAGGATCCCATTCTTTAAATTTACGTTCACTATTGTTCCACTTTTTGTTAACATTTTCATATCTATCAAATCTACAAAATCTATCTTCAAGAGTGAAAATTAATTTTTTGTCTGCAGCAAAATACATTAGATTATCTGATAATTCTTTAACAAAAGGAACTTTCTGATGATAAGTATCAAATAATTTTTTTGCTTGAACCTTATCTAGATTAAGTTCTTGTTGTAATTTACCTTTACCCATACCGTAGAATAAACCAAGATTAATAGTTTTAGCTTGTTTCCTTGGTATGTGTGCCATTTCAGCTACAATTTTATGAAAATCTGCTTCATCATTATTGAATTTATCTCTTAATTCACTTGTTTTTGATAGGTTATGTTTAACTGCATAATGAACTACAATTCGTGGTTCTTGTTGAGAGTAGTCAAAACTACCCCATTTATGACCCTCTTCAGGTAAAAATACTTCTCTCATTTTTTTGCCAATATAACCTTTTGCAGGAATCTGTTGTAGGTTTGGGTTAGACATACTAAACCTACCAGTTACGGTGCCTCCTTGATCAGATCTAATCTGATTTATATCTGCATGTATTCTTCCATTATGTATGTATCCTTTTAATCCTTCAATAAAAGTATTTACAACTTTATCAGCCTCTCTGGCTTTTGACACCATTCTTAAAAATCTATTTGAATGTGTTTTTAAATAATCTTTTGGAAGTTTTGGCATTCCAGATTTAGGTGTCTTCTCATAATTTTTTATTTTTTGATTATGTAATAACTCTTTTATAGAGTTTGCAGCCCATAGTTGTATCTTTACTTTGGTATGTTTCTTTATAATGTTTAATAAATTATCTCTTCTGCACTTTAATTTCTTTCCAAAATTTTCTAATTTTTGGGCATCTATTCTTACTCCCTTGAATTTCATGTCAACTAAACACGGGAACAATTTTGTTTCTAACTCAAATATATTTCTACATGTATACTCTTTATTGTTTTTAAGTTTTATGTATAATACTTTGTCTAATTCTTTATCAAATATTTTCCATAACCTAAAAGTCAAATTAACGTCTTGTTTCGCATATTCTTTTACAATGGATGCTGGCATTTTATGCATGTTAGATATTGGATCTTTTTGCATACCATTTGACCATTGAAAAGTTTTTTCCTGTAAATCATATTTATATTTTCTATCATCAAGAATGTCTTTTGATAAAGAGTCTAGTGAATATTTAAATCTATTTTCGTCAATTACAGAAGCTGCTATCATAGTGTCAACTAATCTTCCTTTTAACATCTTGCCTGTTTCTACTCTCAACCAACAAACGTCATACATTGCATTATGAAATACTTTTGTAATTTTATCGTTTTGCAAAAGTTTTTTATTCATTTGATCCCAAAACTCTTTCTTCTCATCGTCTGATTTAACAACGTCAGAGTGATGTAAAGGGAAGTAAACAGTATCTTTTCCTGTTGCAACAGCGACTCCAGTTATAAAACCATCTCCTCTTATCGCACCCAACCCTTTTGTTTTTAAGTTAGGATCATATGTTTCTAAATCAATAGCTACTGTGTCTATACCTTGTAAGTCCAAATCCTCTGGAGTATTACACATAATCTCTTTCAATAATCATATCAATATAGTGTTTTGCTTTTTCCAAATCTTGAACTTCTCCTTTATGTCTATGCCTACAAATATATTTAATAGCATTCCCTTCTGCAAAAGGCAAATTATTTTCATTTATAAACTGAGCAGGTTGAATCTTCATATTTTTATAGTGAGCTCCTCCTATTTGTTTTTTATAAACTTTTGTCAT